CTAATGCAGTTTCTCTCCTAATTAGTATGTCTGTCCATTCTTTAGCCGTTTCTTTCGTTTCATATGGGAGTCCTATAATAAAACTACCATGTAATAAAACATCAGGGCCCCATGCATCCTTTAATTTCTGCAATGTTTCTATTTGTTTATCTCTACCTAATCCTTTTCCAATACATTTTCCTGATTCATCATTTAAAGTTTCTAGACCAAAAAAAGTGCTACTAATACCCATTTCTTTAAGCAGAGAAATTTGCTCTGGATAAGTATGTAAAAGTTCTATTCTAAGATATGCCCAAAAATTGATCTTTATTCCAGATCGATCAATTGCTTTTTTAACCCTTTCTAATTTTTCTGTAGTTTCATTAAAAGTATCGCAAGTAATTTGATATTGTGTAGTACCAAAATTTTCATAATTATGTAAAAATTCCTTATATAAACTCTCCTCACTTCTAATATAATCATCAGAAGGTTTTCTTCCTAACAGGGGATATGAGCAAAACTTACATTTAAATCTACACCCTCTACTAACTTCTATCGGCAATACTTCATACTGAAATACAGTATCTTCTGGATAAAAACTTGGTTCCAACTCATGAAAATTAAAATTACTTGCAAAGGGATCTTCTATTATACGAGGTATTTTTTCATTATTTTTCAAAGATTCAACATATTTTATAATGCTATCTTCAGCAAGACCTTTGATCCAACAATCAATTTCATCTTTATATATTTCTATAAAAATGTTTGTTGTCGGACCTGATCCTCCAACTATAATTTGTACATGTGGATACTTTAAACAAATCGACTCCAAAAATTCTTGCAAATTTTCTACTGATTGTTCTTTTGATTTTTTTTGTAAATGCCGATTCTTCTTGTTGTATAAAGTTTTAAACTTAATATGTTTTCGAAACATTCCTCCTTCTACATTAAAAAGAGTCATAAAGGTGGTACTAAATCCTACAAACAAAGTATTAGAACCTATATGATCATCCATATATTTAAACAATTCATCTTTACGATTTTTTAACAACCAAGTGAAATTATCTATAACTTTTACAGAATATCCATGTTTTCTTAATTGTGCTGATATATGATATGCACCAGCAGTTTTGAAAGGAATCATATAATCTATACCAGTAAATAATATAGCATCATATTTCATACAAATTCCTTCCACCAAGTTCTCCAATCTGGTATCTTTGATTCTAGATATGAAATATGTTTGGGGGGGAAATCAATTGTCGTTTCATTTTCTAATAATTTTAAAACAGCATTAGAATCATGACACCTTTCTAAAGATAAAAATTTTCTATTATTTTCTAAGTATAACTTTTTAATTTTATTGGGTAAGTAATATGCATTAAATTCTAAAGGTGTATACAAAGTATTTGTTGTTGCAAAGTAAACCTTTTCTCCAACTGTTTCTAATAGTTTTTTAAATTCATACAAATAACCAATATTAAGAATAGAAACACATGGTAATATTAATAATTTCATATTATTATACTTATAAAGTAAATCACAATATTCCCATGTTCTTGTTTCTAATAAATCCCAATTAGAACCCTTTCTTATAATTTCATTCCTTTTACCCCAAGCATCAATTGATAAATAAATACTTATCTCAGTAAAATCATTTAATAATTTTTCTATTCTTTTCTTAGAAGCACTACCATTTGTAGTAATTCGTATAGAAATATCAGTATGTCCTATATTCTTTAATCTATCCAATATCTTCTTGAATGTTGGTGACATAAATGGCTCTCCACCAGAAAATTTGAAATGGTAAAATTTTGGTGCCATTTCATCAAAATCTTTCCACCATTTATCATTAAGAATGGGATATTTTGTCCAATTAGGATTCTGTTGCCGCCATTTAAATGATTCTACTGTTTTCTCTTCTGCAATGCGAGAAGAAGCACCTGGCCAACACATAACACATGCAAAATTACATATATTACCTATAAGTTTTAATTCCATAAAATTGCCATCCATATAAAATTCTGAATTCATAGCTCTCATTCTTTTGGATATTGCACCTTGATTCTCTTTTCCAATACAAGTGTGACAAGCAAAAGCAATTTCTTTTACAGATTTTGGATTATCTGATAAAAATCCTTCACGAACTGTTTTCATATATTCTGAATTAACAAACTCCTTCATTGTCATATCATTACAGTGGTGGGGGGATGGACCTGATTCACAACATAATTCATAATTACCCAAAGTGGTAGAAGATATGGAATTAAAGGGAAGTGGGCAATACCAAGACATTATTCTACCACATGACTAAAATTTTTAATTTTTTCAAATTTAATGGTACTCTTAAATTTATCTACAAGCATATCTTGTTTATGACTTATTACAAACACATTCTCATCACCCAACGTGTTTAAAATCTTCAAAAATTCATCTGTACCAGCACCATCTAAAGAACTGTCAAATATTTCATCTAACATTAGAAGATTAGTATTTGCACTATTCTTCATTTTTGCAATTGCTCTCCAAGTAAAAAGTAATGCAAGATCAATACGCATCTTTTCACCTTCACTAAATGAATCATAAGTAAATTCATCTCTATATCGTGATTTTATTGTTTCCTCAAAATTCTCATTAAGGGTAAAGTTAACATAAAATTCCATAGAAGTTAGATATGTGTTTATTAATTTATTCATAATTGGAAGATACTGCTTAATAATCTTAGTTTTAATTCCTGTATCTTGAAGTAAACTACGTGCTGCTTCTGCATAAGTTTGATCTTCACGTAGTTTTGTAGTTTGCTTTTTCAATGCTGTTAGATGTTTCTTTAACTTGTCTAATTCATTTAAATCTGTTTCTCCGACATCACCTGTTTCTAATTGATTTATCTCTGCAAGAAGTGTTGCATTAAATTTCTGAAGTTCAGTTACAGAACTATTTTCTTTGGCAATATAAACTTCATTCTCTCGTATTCTATCTGTTATTTTACCAATTTCTCCTTGACGAAGGGTAGATACTTTTAATGCTTGCTCAAGTTCTACCAAGGCATTTGTAAATTTATCTACTTCTTTCTGTTTAGATTTGACCATTTTAGAGGCATTACGAAGAGGTTGTTCACAAGCAGGGCAATCATTATTATCTTTAAAGAATTTAACCATACGGCCACGGTTATTTTTCTTCTCTGTCAAAGTACTCTTTATGTCTTTTAGTTTAGCAAAATCCTTATTTACTTTAGTACTGTCTTTTATAGCAAGTAAAAGTTCTTCGTTATTCTTTGTATGAAAATCTATATCTGCTTTCTTCTTAAATACTACTTCCTCATTACCTGACATAACAATATTTTTTTCTTCTATCAACTTATCTTTATTTGTTTTTACATCATCAATATACTTTTTCTGTAAGATAATTTTCTCATCAGTAAGATCATGGTTATAATTCACATCTCTCTGATTTTCTGAAATACCTTTAAGTCTTTGTTTTAAAAGCATATTCATAAGAGAAAAGATTTGTATGTCCAAAATATCCTCGACTACATCTCTACGATGTCGTGCCTTTAACTGCATAAAAGGTACAAAGGTAGAAGACCCAAGAATTACAACCTGAGTAAAACTACGGTAATTCAATTTAAGGATTTGTTGTTCCAAATATTTTTGATAATCTCTCTGATTTGCGTCCTGATTATATAACTTCTTGTTAATATAAATTTCAAACACATTCGGTCTTATACCACGTACTACTTTGATTTTCTTGGTTCCAATGACAAATTCTATCTCTACCACACATTCAGACATATTAATAGAATTGAGCAATTGCGGTTTATTAATACCACGAAAAGGTTTTCCAAACAACCCAAAGCAGAGAGCATCAAGAACAGTTGACTTACCAGCACCATTCTCTCCTATGATAAGAGTTGTAGAATTTCGATCCAAATCTATTTCTATAAAGGTATTGCCTGTAGAAAGAAAATTCTTCCACCGTACTTTCTTAAAAGTTATCACGTCCACATTTCCTGCTGGGTTGGAGAAGTCCACTTAGCTTGTCTAGTAATTCCTGTAGATTGAGAACAAAATTTCTTACAATCAGATAAACAGGTGTCACTATCATTCCATGATTCTTGTATTGTATCATAAAATTCATTTTCCATAATTTGATCAAATGTTTTATAAACTAAAGAATTAGTCATATCATCATTATATTTTGCGTACCATTCATGTTGCCGACCAAACTGTGCTTTATTAGGAATATAACAACACACCCATACTCTTTTAAGATAATCCACATAAAATGAATTTGTTTCTTTATATTTACACTGAATATCTAAAATTTCTGATGAAGTACGATTCTTGTCAACTTCATCATTCCATTCTGATGATATATCTTGATTTTCTAATATTCGTTTTTTGCCTCTATATTCATATACTTCATTCATATGATGCCGTCGATTTGTTTGTACAGAAATAAACTCCCAAAATCCAAGTGACTCTGCTAATGCTCTTGCCTCTTCAATTTGATGCTGATTATGTTTAAATATAATCATTCTCCAAATTGCCTTACCACCACCTTCTATAAATGCTTTAGCATTTTTCATAATCTTATCGAAATTAGCACCTATTCTATAATTCTGTAAGGATTCATTTCCAACACCATCAATCGAAAAAAATATAATATTTTTAGGATTGCCATTAAATATCTTCCCCAACCTTTTCCAATAATCAGAAGTTCTCACTGACCCATGTGTACTTACTTGAAAAGCAGTATCTGTTTCTGCTTTAAGAAATTCACATATAGGAAGAAAATCTTTACTTAAAACAGGTTCTGATAAATTGCCAATAAATCTAATATGACTTACAGGATGTCGAATATTTTTATATGCTGCTCTAAATGTTATTAAAGAAGTATCAACTGTATTTAAATCATCATATTTCCATTGTAATTTACCATCCTTAATTACATTACGACCACATTGAGGACACATAAGATTACAAAGGTTATTCAATTCCCATTGAATACTTAATGGTTTAGTTAAGTCATACATTTACAATTCTAAATCTTGTGCCTCATTATATAAGGACTTCATAGTATTCTTTAACCTTCTCTTACTAAGAGTTACATCTAATTCATCTATATATTTCTCAAGGAGACTTAAAGTATCCTCTGTATTTTCAACAATATCATCAGATACATTCCCTGCATCCAGTTCCGAAAAATCCTCAATAATCTTTACTTCATAAGCATCGACTTTTAAAAGTCGATCTACAAATTGATCAAATCCATAGAGGTCTTTCTTATTCACTACAATTAATTTTACATAACATTCCTTATACTGATCAACATCATGTTTAGTATAATCTGCATCAGAATCATCATAAAATATTTTCTTAAACAATTTATATGGATTAACTATACGTTCTAGTTCTCTTGTTGCTGTGTCAAAAATATGAAACCCTTTTGGGTCATCCCAATCGTTCCACATAATTTCATAAGGAGTGCCTAGATAAAAAATATGACCGTCATCTGATTTATGATGATAATGCCCACTAAAGACAGTATCAAACCGACTAAAAAGTTCACTATCGTAACTGCCGTCTGCCACTTGTCCTTTATGCATCTCAAAACCATTAATCTCTAAATGACCCATAAGAAGGTCTGCTTTACTTTTAGACAATGCTTGCATGGATGAATCATAATTGCTACTATTAATCCAAGGGATAAACAAAATAGGAGTATCATCAAAATTTACAACATCTGGAAAGGTATAAATTTTAAACTTATCTTGTCCTACAAGTTCTTCCATAGAATTTACTTCACTGGTATTCTTATAATATGTATCATGATTCCCAACAATGATATGTAAATCAATATCAAGTTCTATAAATCGATCTATAAATCGTTTTCGAAAATCTGTAGCAGTTTTATACGATACATACTTACGCCTATCCATAACATCACCCATATGGATGCACGTAGTAATTTTCCTCTCTATCAAAGTAGGAAAAAATATATTGTCATAAAATTTGAAAAAATAGTCGTTGAAGTTTTGATTATCGTTTCTTGCACCGAAATGTGTATCCGTGATAATTGCTATCTTCAATCTTCGGCCTCCATAAAATTTTCTAAACCTTTAGTTTTCTTCACAATTTTCTTTTTTGGTTTATACACATCTTCAGCTGGAAGCATAATGTTTGGATCAAACCCTTGTACGGAATAACCAGTATCATCACCATCCATTACAGTATAAGAAGAAAATTCATTCTTCTCTATCATTTTGTTTTTAACGTGGGTTTGCTTCTTTTCCTTTGCAATTCTTCGAAGAAAAGCATAGTAGATAATCTGTGTAAAATATGCAAAGGGATTTGTCGATTTTTCTGGATTAAAATTCTTCACATACTGAAGACAATTTTCTATGCCATCAGATATCATCTCATCTCTGTAAGTATAGTTAATAAAATTGGGTCTGTATGAAAGGTGGGTTGCGATTTTTAAAAAACACTCTCCAATATAATCTGTAACAGGTGGTTGTTCATCCTCTGTACATTGTTCTTTCCATTCTACCATTGCGTGTAAAAATTTCTTATTATCCACATAATGGACACTTTTTGCTTTTGCCATGATCACTCCTCTGTAGTAATCTTTCTTTAAATCATACAGTAGTTGCACTTAAATGTCAAGGGATATATGAAAATTAATGAATAGAATCGGAATCTGTATCCAATTCCTCTAACAATTCGTTATAAACTTCTTCATCACTCAAGTCTTCCTCCAAGTCTTCCTCATGAATTTCTTCATCTATAGTTTCTACAAAACCATCCATCTTTTTTAAAACAAATTCATAATATTTTGATAGACCTGGAGAAACATCTGCCACCATTATAATACTTGTTGAAGGAATATCGAAAATAGTTGTTTCAGTAGCAGGATGCACCCAATGACTTAAATTTAAGGATTCGATAATTCTATCTTTTTGCATCCTTGGTGCAACTTGCATCTTTAAAGGAAACTCAACTCTAATATGCTTATCACAATCTATTGGAGTAATTGAACAAATGATATCCTCTCCGTTTATTAATTTAACGATCTTATAGGGAGATGGGGTCATTTTAGTTTTACCTTGCTAATTTCGTAATCGAACTGTTCTTCGTTATAGATATTTAGTCGTTCAGTGAAGTGTGTAAGGGTAAAGTTGCGCCTTTCCTTATAGGAAATATCATCTGCAATATCAAATATTAAAATGGAATCTTTAATTTCACTCCTACGTAATCCACGCCCGATTGACTGTAATACTCTAATCTTGGACTTACTTGGACTTGCGAGCACGATATTGTTAATGTTGCGAATATTAATACCAGTGCTAAAAGTGCCATAAGAGGCAATCGTGATCGAGTGCTTCTCTCCATCAACAATTTCTCGTATGTCTTCTCTTTCAGTCGCCCCTGTCGCACCATATACAAAAAATATGGAAGTCCCATTTGCTTTCTCCTTTACCTTATCATATAAAATTTTACCATGTTTCTCTACCAATTGAAATAAACAAAGACTATTGCCAGTAAGGTGTACCAAGAGATTAGCAACAAAATCGTTTCTTTTGTTATTTCCTGTAATGTATGTAAGTTCTTCTGCATAGGTCATCTTCTCTCTTATGTTAGGGTGTTTTAATATTACACATTTTATTTTTAAATTGGCAAGAGTCTTTTTATCCATCAACTCTTTTGTGGATACTACCTTTTCTACTGGACCAAATAGTCCCTCTAGTACAAGTCTGTGTGTCTGTGTGCCGTCTAACGTCCCTGTAAGACCAAATCGGTACTTGCACTGATGTAACTTGGTCATAATGCCTGTAAGAGATTTTGCTTTAAATAGATGTGCCTCATCACCAATCACACACCCAAAATTTTCAAAATACTTTTTAGGCATCTTGTAGATAGACTGCCATGTAGATATAACTACATCCTTAGTTACTTTTCTATCATGTCCTTGGTAAATCTTCTGACAATATGTACCTGAACTCCAACCATAATCCTGAAAATCAGAATACATTTGTTCTACCAAAGATGTGGTAGGAACAAGAATTAAAGTCTTATGCCCTGCCAGCTGGTAGTAACGAACTAAAGAATATATTATGAGCGACTTACCAGAAGCAGTAGGACTAACAAGCAGAGCCCTATTTCTAGACAAGGCATGTTGGACAGCCTCCAACTGATAATCTCTAATCTTGAGGGATTTGCCTTTTGATTTGGGTTTGAGCGATCTGATGAACCCTCTAACCACCTCACGAACAACATCCCGACCATCGTCTACTCCTTCTTCTAGTATATATGATATGTGATTACTATCACAAAATTTTAAGAGGTGGGGCAGTAATCCCACATATATCTCTCCAGTTGCTGGACTAAATAACCTAATCTTACCATCCCATATCCTATTACGATAGGTAGGCATAAACTTCGCACCAGGTACTTCGAAGGTAAAAAAATCTGATAACTCTTGCTTTTCTGATGCAGAAAGGCCTGAAAGTATTAGATAGACTTCATTCTTTTTAGATATGAGCATTTTGTAAAGTATTGGGGTTTCCGTACTCACCCCTAGCAATGATATTCCATGCTATACTAATTCTCTCATCACCCCTTACTTTCATTTGTGGAACCCAATGCCACATCCATGAAGGGAAAATAAGTCCCATCCCATTCTTAACAATAAATGATATCATAGTAGAATTATACCAATTCGGTTCATTTTTAAGAAATAAAACATTTGCTTGAGGCCTTGGATCAAAAAATTGGAGAGGTGAAGAGTTTTTAGAAGTTTGTAAAAACCACACTCCAGATAAAAGATTATTAGAATGATTATGTGGTGGATGTATACTACCATAACGTAATATACTTCCCCACATATTAGTAAATTCTAAAGACTCATATTCATAATCATACTTTTGTAAAATTTGATCACACAACTTTAAAGTATATTTTGCAAAATCGGCAAACACTTCATCTTTGTGAAGATCATTTTTTTTAAATCCTACTCTATCATCTAATTCATAAGTATGTTTTACCATATGCTTTTCATTAGATGCTTTAAAATTATATTCATGAATTAGTGTAGGAAAACACTCATGAGTTGTTACATTGTCCATGCCAACACACTCCATCTCACTCCATTTGTTACTTTTTTAACTTCATGTGGAAACATAAAATTGGAGGGAAAGATTAATCCTGATCCCTTTGCAGGATAATACCCCTTATCTGCTACTACAAACTCTCCACCTTTATAATCATCATTTAAAAATAGCAATATAGATGCTTGAGGATACCCATATTGTTGACCATGACTATGATGTATATTGTCTATATGACTCGACATAAACCCATCTTTAGGATATCGATTGATACGAAAATCTGTAATATGCTGAACACTAAAGAGGGGATGCTTCTCTGAATATTTTTTGATTGTGTATTCGAATGCTGCCTTGACAGCATTATAATAAAGATTACCGTCCTTTATCCACACTTCATCCATACGCACTCGTTCATCAGAAGTTTCTGTTCTTCCTTTATGACTAGAATATGTCGATGGTTTAAAATTAAAATTCCAATTAATTAGATCATCACATAATGCATAAGGAACAACCTCTTCATAATATCCAATATACTTTTCCATAATCAAATCTTTCATCTGTCCCACTAATACCATCCTAATAATAGTTTTGTTTCTTCTGGAACCAGATCCATAGAAAATGGAGGGTCAAAAGTCGTATTAACTTCCACCCATCTTACTTCTTCTACATATCCTGCTTGTCTGATATCTGCAACAATCTGATCTGCGAAGGGGCAAAAAGCACTTGTAAGAGTGTGTAGGATGGTTACTTTATGCTTCTCATGATTAAGGTCTATGTCATATATCAAACCTAAATCATATAGACTTGCTGATGGTATCTCAGGGTCATATACATTCTTTAAATTCTTTATGATAGCTTCTCTGTCGATCATATCATCCCTGCTTCAAATTTTTTCCAATCAGTTGCGTTACGAATATCCCACCCACGATTATCAATAGATTTAATAATTCCATCTATAAATCTAATGATGCTCTCATAGTAACTGATCTTCCCTTGCAGTTCTAAAATCTCATCATCGGAATTTATATACATCTGGAGATCAGTCTTCAACACCTTCAAATCAAATGGTTTTGCAACATACACCTTTGCCTCTGCTTTACCCCCATAATACTCCCATTTGGCACGATACATCCTTTGATGATCTGCCTTTCTCATTATAAGAAGTTGATCATAGTGTGATCTGTATTCCAACCATTTAGGTTTTATCTTTTGGTTTTTGAAAGATTCTTGGTCAAGTCTCTCTTGGTCTAGGATGTCAAGGTCTTCTTTTGCTTCGGTCTGTAATTGTTCGAAATTCATAATATATATTACCACAAAAAATATTGATTGTCAAGGAGTTTGAGCAGAATTGATGGAACTTCCTTTTCTTTATATTGTCCTGAGACTAGATTTTGAAAACTGTTAAAGTTATCGTTATCTGCTCTCTCGTATTTATAAAACTTCGAATTCATATATCTGATATGCAAAATCAACTGTAGAAGTCATATATTCTACATCAGTTGCCGTTTGTGTATAATCTAATGCTCCCAATACTACAGGATACATATCTCTAAAAAATACATTCAGGATTGGATTATTTTTATTAGAAAGTATAGTAAGAGTTGCATCTGAAAATAAAGCATTTACTGGTGATGCTGCTTTAACATCACCTATATCTAAAGATTCTCCCAGAGTTACAGCAGGAGCATTAGATGTATTTGCTCTAAAATCTCTAAATTGCTTTCTGTTTTTAGGAAATCCTATTGCAGTCATCCATTCATGAATGGATTGATAATTCTCTAGAAACTCATCGACAATAAATGTTATTGACAAATTGTCATATGTCAACTTATCCCCCATAACAGGAATATCCTTAAATGGGGTAGGAAACATTGCATCTCCCAAATTAATTGCTGGAATGTTTGCACCTACAGTGAAAAATTCTACTTTTGGTAATTGATTTATGCCAAATTTGAATTGTGTAGGACTTGCATAATCCAACTTTGTAGGTTGTCGATCTATTGCTTTAATTGCCATACATCTATTTATAATAAAAAAAGAGAGGTCCGTAGACCTCTCTCTAGTTTCACTTGGGCAGTTATCTTCTTACATAAGATTCGTAACTTTAACCCGACGATACCAAGCATTCGTATTGGCATCAAGTGAGGCATCGCAGT